AATATGGTACGTCTTTATTTTGCTGATGTCTTTTAAAAGAAGCCATACGTGCTATTGTATCTCTGCTTATAGGTTTTCTATTTGCTAATTGTGAACTACGTGTCCAACCTACTCTTGTACCACAATCACTACCATTTTCTTCTTTCCATTTTCTTGCTCTTTTAGCATTATTAGTTGCTGCTTGTGGGTAGTCAGTATAAGATTCTAAATTTATACTTATTGCTTCTAGTTTTTCTAATAAGTCTTCGTAATTCATAGTTTTATTGTTATCTTAAAAAATCCTATCTCTATTCTATATTTTCCTATCTTAAATTTCATTACTCTCCTGCTCCTCCACTTGATGCAGGTATTATACAAGCATCAAAGTCATTTTGTACTAATATTCCTAAACTAAAAACCCAACCTGTTAATTCATTGTCAAACCTTTCAGTAAATGGCTCTAGTGTTTGCTGTCCTTGTAAAAAGTATAATGGGTTATTTACATCACCATCAGTTGATTGATATAAACTGTGTCTAAGCATTGATATTATATCTACTGATATTTGTAGACAATCACTTAACACCTGTTGTTCACTACTTAGTCTTTCTGCTGATTGATAATTTTCAGTTGTCCAATCTTTCTTTTCAGTTACTAAGTCACATATAAATATTTGAAAATTATATATTAGACCGCTATCTTGTGTTGTTACATTAACAGGATTAATGTGCATAAGAGCAAACTTTTCCATTTTCTCTAGGTTAATATCAAATATATCACCTGTTGTAACTGTTGCTATTTGATGATGTTTGTCACCTATATTTTTTAAAGTGTTTATTACGTTATTATACGTTTTATTTGCTATCATTTAATTTTACTTTATTTTGTGAATCTAAGTCTGTTTCATAACTTAACCAAGTTAAGCATTCTAACAAACTTAAATTTGTTATCCTTTCTAAGTTTACTATCTCACCATTTGTCAACCTATACATCACACCGAACCAACCCCACTTTTCTGCGAATGATTGTGTGGTAATAGTGTCTTCATTTCCTTCAGCATTTCCATCGAAGACAATTGAATACTCTTGTACAATTCGTTGCCTAAACTCCAAAAAAAAACCAAAGAACTTTGTACTTGCTGTGCTGACATCTTTTTAAATTCTTCTGCTCTCATTCTTATATCACCATCATAGGCTTCTATAGAATATAGATTGTTTTTCTTTTCTACTATTGGTCTAAACAGTACAGCCATTATCTCAGGCATATTCTGCTCTATACCATTTTTTATAAATGTTTCTATATCTGCATATTCACCTAAAGTAATAGAGTCTAAGTCAGGGTGAAAACCATACTCCTTACCTTCCAATTCAACTATCTTATTTAAAGAACTACTTTGTTTATCTTGTAAGTCACCTAATCTATCCATAATAACAGCCACATCTCTTATTGATAATTCCTTTATTAACTTCTTAGGAATATTAGACAATGCTGCTATTGTTTCTTCTACTTCCTTTGTCTTACTGCCTTTTTGTAAGTCTACGAGTTTAATCCACTTTTCTAAAGTAACATCACTCCATTTACTTATTAATTTGTAGTTTTTAGTCTTACCTTCTTTCTTGATATTGACTTTCATAATATATAATAGAAAAAGTTAATATTTAGTTTACTGTACATAATATCTACCATAATTAGGATTATCTAAGTGGTAAATTACGTTATAGCGGATTCCATCAATGCTGTGATTATACTTATCTACATATAACTTAGAACCTTTGTCTGCATACACATAGTTGTTAAGTTCTTTAGCAATATTAGTAGATTCAGGTGATACTATTAATTCATAATCTTGCATTCTAGTTATACCACTTTCTATAGTTCCTTTTTTTACTGCTTTTATATTTACACCTAAATGCTTTAAGTCTGCTATTAGTCTAGGTTCTGCACTATCTGCAATAATTAACTTATTACCTACTTTTTCTAATACAAGTTGTGCTAAGTCGTGTGACTTTAAACCATTCTTATAAATATGTTCTTTAAGATACATCTTCTTTTGTTTCTTATCTATTGCTATTTCAGTAAGACTATCAGGGTCTACTGAGAAACCAAAGTCCATACCACAAGATGTCTGCAATCCATTAGGGTTAAATTCTCCTATACTCCAATTCTCAAATACTACACCTTCTGCTTTGTCTAACCAACCACCCATAATAGAATGTTGATACTTTTTTGTATTACGTTGTTTTATAGCCTTAATACGCTCTAGGAAACTCGTAGAGAGGTTTTCTATGTTGTCGAGATATGTACTATGTATATAGCATACATTGTCTCTAACGCCATTAAAACCAGCCTGAACGCCTTTCTCCTCAAAAAAGCGTCTATATATCCAATGTTCTTTAGTAACAGGATTTAATACTAATATGATTCTATTTTGTACTTTCTTTTCTCTTATACTTAAATCAATAATGTCAAATATATTTTCGTCTATAAGTTCTTCTGCTTCATCAAGTACCCAACAACTAATTCCCTGTAATGACTTTAGACTTGCAGTCTGATTACCTGCTGATGTTTTAATACCTCTAAATAGTATGTCTGATTGATTACCTAAGTTAACAACTTCTGCTTTGTTTACACTAAATATATTATCAAATCCTAATAGACTTATCTTTTCTAAGAACTCAGGTATTATAGATAGGTGTGCAGAAACCATAGTGTATCTTGTAAACAATACTCTAATGTTTTTAGACATTGTAAGTAATGTTAGGAATACAGTTACAGCAAATGACTTACCTGACCCTCTACCACCTGTTATTATATAATAACGTGCATCAGATTCAAATAGTGCTTTATATTTATTGTTTAGGTTCAGAGTCTACAAAGTTTATTAAAGGCATATTAATACTTTCATCATTTGTAGTTACATCTACTCTTTGTTGTGGTTTACCATAAAAGTATTCAAAGAATAACTTAACTGCCCATTGTTCTTTCTTTTCTAATCCTTTCTCTAATGACTTTAAAGCCATCTCATTCATAGGTGTTAAATTCTCTATTAACTTTTGTTCTGCTGCCTTAGACTTACGCCCTGCACCTTTTCTAGCACCACCATTATTTATTCGTTTATCCATAATTGAAAAAGATTGATTATTCAATTCTATATTATATAATAGAAATTAATTAAATTCATTTGGTAGCATTAATCTTATACCTAGTTCAGTTAACGCCCATACCCTTATTTGTTCTGCATATATTTCAAACTCTTTAGTGTTCATTCTTGCTGAACTATTAACTACTTGTAATCCTACTTGTTTATCGTTTATATCTATGCTTTCCCATTGACTAGCAAATTTTACTTTAAGTATATCGTGCATTTCATCAGGAAAATATCCTATCTCATTTGCTAATGGCTGTACTATACAAGCCCAATAGTAATTGTTTTGCATATTGCTTCTATTGTTTCTTTGTTTCTTTACTTCTACTATATAATCATTACCTAATTCTTTTAAATAGTTTATTAGGCTTTGCTTATCTTGATTGCCCTTTATCACAAACTTCATAAGTTAATCATTCTTCTTGTTATACTATTCTCTAATCTTCTTTCAAATTCTGCACTAAGTATATCTCTTATTATCTTTTCACTTGCTTTAAACTTTTGCTGCATATACTTAGAACTGTTAGCGTGTGGATTATTAAAGTAATATTCTACTACTTCTTTGCTTAGTTTTTCTAATTGTTGTGGTGTTCTTTTTTTTGCTCTCATAATGTGCTTGGGGATCGTTTTTTAGTCAAATGGTTCATTTATACCTCTTTCTCCGCATAGTTTTTCTTTTGCACTATCCCAAAGTTTATCTCTCTTTTTACTTAATGTAGGTTCAGTTCTTATAAGATTAGGAAAGCCACTAAAATCTTTTTCTAGTTCTTGCATATACTTACCACAACTACATAGTGCTTCTTTAGTTACCCATTTGCCCTCTCTTAGTACAATCGTTGCCTTTTGTAAGTCTTTTGTTTCTTTACTACATTTACATATAAATCTAATCATAATATTATCTTGCTAATCCGCCTGTTATTGTTTTACTTTCTAGTCTTTCTAATTCAAAGTGTAGATGGTTTATTGCTTTACGTATATCTTCTACACCACCATCGTTGTGTTTGTTCTTACTTCTTAATAAATAAGTAACTGCTGTTCCTATATTATAGGACAAATCAAAGTTACTAACTACGTCTTTAGCCATATAGCCATTCTTTCCTTTATAGTATTTTGGTATGTCTTTATCTTTCATCTTTTATTACTTTTTTAAAATATATTTTGTGTTCAGGTTTATAATTGTCAAAATTAGCGTGGAATTTACCTTTTCTATAGCCCATATTAAAACCCCTGTACCAACCGATACCAAAAGTTATAAACGCTATCATTATTGTGTATATCATATCTTACTGTATTTAATATATAGTTTTTTTATTGCATCATAAGCAGTAGACAAACAAGAACCACAATTTGTTCTAGGATTATAGTTAGATGCTGTTATAGTGTTGTATAATTCCATCATTCTTATTTTTGCATCTTGTCCTTCTGCTACTCCTGTTTTTAAATACTTCCAAATGTCTAGTATTTCATCTATTAGTTCTTGTGGTAAGTCTTCAGGTATTTCTATTACTGTAGTCTTATTCCAATAAGTCTTAGGACAAGCCATTGGTGCTATTCTTGCTTTAATCTTCATAAAACACTTACACACCTTACAACTTCCTGTAGGCTTAAAATAATAATCACAAGCCCTACATATAGCAAGTCTATCTTCATATACTTGTTGTGATGTAAAAAACTTATTCATCTAATTCTTCTTTGATTATTGTCCTAACTTTGTCTATTGTAGTAAACAAACTATTCCTGCTTATCTTGGTCTTGGCTGCTAACGAATCAAGCGTATTACCTTCATAGTAATACAACTTAAATAACTCCCTATCATACCAACTGTCTAACTTGTCTAATACTACATCAATCTTTTCCAACTTATCTTGTCTTTCTTTTTGTACATAATCTATTTCATTAGGCATATTATATATACTTTTATGAAAGTTATTATGTGTTGCTGCTGTCTGATAATTAATACCTACAAGATTTGTATAATACTTTCTATACTTATAATAAAAAGGACTTCTTGTACTTGTTAAAGCCCTACGTAAAACTACTGCTCCATATCTTGTTATACCATCTATACCATCTGCATCATAAATCTTTTTAATTGTTTCAGGGTTCATCTGCAAAAGATACAGCATTAATTCTTGTACAGCATCATCTACTTTTTCTTTATCTTGTGTAATACCATAGCACATTTGTCTGAACTTGTCACCTAGTTTTGATATTTCTAAATATATCTTATTCATTTATAGGTTCTAGTTTTTCTATCTTATCTACTACGTCTTGTACCATATCATTCAAAAGTATTCTATACGAATGTATTGCCTTTGTGTTTCTTTTAGTTTCTACTCCTGCAAAATATCCATTAACCATTAACGATAAGTTTATAGGCAATATCATTAGCCAATCCCAATAGTTATTTTCTCTAACTCCTTTACCATAGTTATTATGATATTCTATCAATATATCTAAGACCTGTGCAAAACTTTTATATCTACTTTCTGAACTTACTTCTCTTACAAAGTCTTTTACCATATACAAGTAAGCATCTACTATTACTTCGTGCTGCTTATTACAGTATATTGGTTTTCTCATTTTCCAAATATATAAAAAAAACTATTCTAAATTTTTTTCTTTTTTTAAGTTATCAACAAGTGCTTTGTAATATCTTATGTCTTCTTCATAGTCTACTCTAGTCATTTTAATTGTTTGTTTAGATAATACGTGCAAATCAAAAGATGTACTACTACCATACTTTGCATCTAAGTTTAGTCCGAATGTCCATTGTTCACCCTGCTTAAACATATTACAGCCAACACATTGTACTTGACAATTTTGTTCATTCCATC